GGATGGAGAAATGCCAAGCTGAGAAAGAATGCTCTCAGCATTATCCTTGAGATTGGTATCTATTCTTGCATAAACAGCGGATGTATTTGCCATGGTATCGCCTCCTTTTTCTTTATTATATTCGCTTTTGCTTGCGATTGCAAGCATTTGCATAGATTATTTTATGACGAAACTTTGAATTTTATACGCCCTTTGCGGCAGAAAGGAATATTTATGGGATTCTTATCAGGAATTTTTCACTCCAGAGACAAGCCCACCAACAGCACCAATGGCAGTGCCTATCGCTTTCTCTTTGGAGGAAGCAATTCTGGCAAATCCGTCAACGAACGAAGTGCCATGCAAATGACCGCTGTCTATGCTTGCGTCAGGATTCTTTCCGAGTCCATTGCTGTGCTTCCGGTCCATGTCTATAAATACACGGACTCTGGCAGCAAAGAAAAAGCTATCAAGCATCCACTCTATCGATTGATACACGATGAGCCAAATCCGGAAATGACATCCTTTGTCTTCCGAGAAACCTTGATGACGCATCTTCTCCTTTATGGAAATGCCTATGCGCAAATTATACGAAATGGCAAAGGTGAAGTCATTGCTCTCTATCCGCTAATGGCCAATCGAATGAGCGTGGATCGTGATGACAAAGGTCACCTCTATTACCAGTATCAAATGCAAGATTCCGATGCACCAACTATGAAAAACGGAACCGTCATTCTGAAGCCATCGGATGTGCTCCACATTCCAGGCCTTGGCTTTGACGGTCTGGTCGGTTACTCTCCCATTGCTATGGCGAAGAACGCTATCGGACTTGCCATTGCAACTGAGGAATATGGTGCTAAGTTCTTTGCGAACGGCGCCACACCGGGAGGAATCTTAGAATATCCCGGTACCGTAAAAAATCCGGAAGCTGTCAGAGAAAGCTGGACTAAAGGCTTCTCTGGGAACAACTCACACAAGGTGGCAGTTTTGGAAGAAGGTATGAAGTACACGCCTATCTCCATCTCCCCAAATGAAGCACAGTTTCTTGAAACAAGAAAATTTCAGATTGATGAAATAGCTCGAATCTTTAGAGTGCCGCCTCACATGGTCGGCGATCTTGAGAAGTCGAGCTTTTCTAATATTGAGCAGCAATCTCTCGAATTTGTGAAGTACACCTTGGAGCCTTGGATTGTCCGTTGGGAACAGTCCATCAATCGTGCCCTTCTGTCTGAATCAGAGAAGGCTGCTTATTTTGTAAAGTTCAATGTCGACGGTCTCTTGCGTGGTGATTATCAAAGCCGTATGAACGGTTACGCCACTGCAAGGCAGAATGGCTGGATGTCGGCTAACGATATCCGTGAACTTGAAAACCTGGACCTCATCCCACCGGAACTTGGTGGTGACTTATATCTCATCAATGGAAACATGACCAAGCTGGAGGATGCAGGAATATTCGCAGCTACCACTGCTGCCGGAAAGGAGGACGAGAACGATGAAGAAGTTCTGGAAGTGGAAGAATCAGACGGTGACCAATCAGGAGACGCAGGAACAGACACTGGAGAGGACACTGTTTCTAAACGGCACCATCGCAGAGGAAAGCTGGTTTGATGATGATATCACACCTAAGCTCTTTCGAGATGAGCTGTTTGCCGGAAACGGGGACATAACCATTTGGATTAACTCTCCGGGAGGTGACTGTGTGGCCGCAGCTCAGATTTACAACATGATGATGGAATATCCCGGCAATGTCACCGTGAAAATTGATGGCATCGCAGCCTCTGCTGCATCTGTCATCGCTATGGCAGGTACAAAGGTGCTGGTATCTCCGGTATCCATGCTCATGATTCATAACCCGATGACTGCAGCTATGGGTGACACATCTGAAATGCAAAAAGCTATCGCCATGCTGGATGAAGTCAAGGAGTCCATCATTAACGCCTATGAAATCAAAACGGGCATGAGCCGTGCCAAGCTCTCTCATCTCATGGATGCGGAAACTTGGATGGATGCACACACAGCCATTGATATGGGCTTTGCTGATGAAATTCTAACAAGACCTGCTGAGACGCCTGTAGAAAATAATGCTACTGGCCCGATGCTTTTCTCTCGTGCGGCAGTAACCAATTCTCTTATGGATAAATTGGCTGCGAAGTGCCGTATCAAAAAGCCCGAAACACCGGAACGCTCTGTAGATTCTCTCATGGAGCGTCTTGACCTAATCAAACAATACATTTAATGGAGGTATTCAACTATGACTATTTTAGAACTGCGTGAAAAGCGCAATACAGCGTGGAATGCTGCAAAGGCATTTCTCGATTCTCATCGTACCGAGAAAGGTACACTTACTGCCGAGGACGATGCTACTTATTCCAGAATGGAACAGGAAATCGCAGATCTTGGTAAGGAAATTGCTCGTCTTGAAAGACAGGAAGCATTGGAATCCGAGCTTAATAAGCCGGTAAACAAGCCTCTCACTTCTAAGCCGGGGAATTCTGCCACCGATAAACCTACAAAAACTGGTCGTGCTTCTGATGAATACAAGAATGGTATGCTTCAGGCGCTCCGTACCAACTTCCGTCAGGTATCCAATATTCTGCAGGAAGGTGTTGATGCCGATGGCGGCTACCTTGTGCCAGAAGAATATGACAGTCGTTTGATTGATGTTCTTACCGAAGAAAATATCATGAGAAGTCTTGGACACACTATCACAACTTCCGGTGAGCATAAGATCAACATCGCTGCTACCAAACCTGCAGCTGCATGGATCGAAGAAGGCGGTGCTCTTCAGTTTTCTGATGCGACCTTCAGTCAGATCCTTTTGGATGCACACAAGCTCCATGTAGCTATCAAGGTAACCGAAGAACTTCTCTATGATAACGCCTTCGGTCTTGAAAATTACATCATCGATCAGTTTGGCAAGGCTTTAGCAAATGCCGAGGAGGATGCATTCCTCAATGGTGACGGTTCCGGCAAACCGACAGGACTTTTTGCTACAGCTGGTGGCGGTACAGTAGCAGGCACACTTTCCGCTGCGATCAAGTCTGATGATATGCTCGACCTAGTATATGCTCTTAAGCGTCCGTACCGAAAGAATGCAAGTTTCATCATGAACGATAAAACACTGGCACAGCTCCGCAAGCTGAAGGACAACAATGGTGCATACATCTGGCAGCCTTCCTATCAGTCCGGTGAACCGGATAAGGTACTTGGCTATGCCGTTCATACCTCTGCATATGCGCCGGAGAATGCTATCGCTTTCGGTGATTACAGCTATTACAACATTGGTGATCGTGGTACTCGCTCCTTCAAGCAGCTCACTGAGCTCTTTGCAGGCAACGGTATGATTGGCTATGTGGCAAAGGAACGTGTCGATGGCAAGCTAATTCTTCCGGAAGCAGTACAGATTTTGAAACTCAATGGTTCTTCTAAGGGCTAAGCATGAAAGGTAGCGTCCTCTCTTATGAGACGCTACCTTCCTTTTATGATTGGAGGCGATAAACGATGATTGTCACTTTAGAAGAAATGAAGCAATATCTCCGAGTAGATTTTGATGACGATGATTCCCTTATCGAAACACTCATTACATCGGCTACACGCCTCTGCATGGATATCACAAGGCAGAATGAAGATGTCTTTGAAGGAAGTGAGAATGCAAAGCCTGCTGTCTTTTATGCGGTAGCCTATCTCTACGAGCACCGTGAGGAAGCTGACCATCATGCTCTAACACTGACTTTGCGCTCTCTTCTCTTTGGTTCCAGAAAGGAGGCTTTCTGATGAACATTGAGCTACTAAACGTTCGCATCTACATTCAGAAGAATGAGGTCATCTCGGATGCCATTGGGAATCGAAAGAACGCTTGGAAAGATTACTACACTTGCTATGCCACCGTTAGTGCTGAAGCTGGGAAAGAGTCCACCGATGCCAGTCTTGTAGTAGACGATTCCAAGATTGATTTCACGATCCGTTACTGCAAGAAAGCTGCTGCCCTCACTTCTACTGGATACCGAGTGCAATTTGGAGGCGAACTATATGACATTTTGGCAGTGGATCATATGAATTTCAAAAGGAAATGCATCAAACTCTCCTGTCAGAAAGTGAGGAGATGACATGGCCCAGAAAGTAAAAATTGATGGTCTTGCCGAAGCTGTTATGAAGGAACTGACCGAATATGCAGACCTTGCAACGGTTGATATGAAGTCTGCTGTCAAAAAAGCCGGTAACACAGTAAAAAAGCAGATACAAGGTTCCGCTCCCAAGGATACCGGCGCTTACAGCAAGAGCTGGTCTGTAAAGAACACAAAGGAAACCTCCAAATCGCTGGAGGTCACGGTCTATTCCAGAAATCGTTATCAGTTAGCTCACCTTCTAGAATTTGGTCACGCCAAGCGTGGCGGTGGTCGTGTAGCCGGTCGTTCCCACATTGCTCCCGCAGAGGAAGCTGGTATCAAAGAACTGGAATCTGAGATTGAGAGGTGTCTGAAAAATGGATAGGTTACTGAAAATTCTATCGGAGATGACCCTTCCCTTTGCCTATGACCACTTTGCCGAAGGAGAAGCACCAAATCCACCATTCATCTGCTACCTGCTTCCGGGAAGCGATAACTTCTCCGCAGATGGCCGTGTCTATTACAAGATCAACGAGGTCCATATTGAACTCTACTGTGATAGCAAGGACCCGGCATTGGAAGCAACACTGGAAGCTGTGCTTGATGAGCACGGCATTTTTTATAACAAAACAGAGGTCTGGATTGAGAGCGAGAAGCTCTATGAAGTCCTCTACACATTTGAAATGGAGGTTTAATCAACATGGGTAATAAAATCAAATATAACCTGAAAAATGTTCATGCCGCCAAGCTCACTCGTGGCGAGGACGGCTCCTTTACCTACGCTAAACCCAAAGCTATCCCCGGCGCAGTCAGCATCAGCTTGGATGCCGAGGGTGATAGCTCTCCGTTCTATGCCGACGGTATTGTATATTTTCGCTCCACTGCAAACAACGGTTACAGCGGTGATTTGGAAATCGCACTCATTCCGGAGTGGTTCCGCACAGAAATTCTGAAGGAAGAACTAGACAGCAACGGTGTTCTCATCGAACGAGCAGATATCACCGAACTTGAGAAGTTCGCATTGCTCTTCGAGTTTGATGGTGATGTCAGAAGCATCCGCCATGTGCTCTACAACTGCACTTCCTCTCGTCCGTCCATCGAATCTGAGACTAAAGAGGATACCATCGAACCGGGTAAAGAAAAGCTCACGCTTACTGCTGATCCTAGAGAAGATGGTCTTGTAAAGAGTCGCACCGGTGATGATACGGACGCAGAAACCTATAAGAATTGGTACCAGCAGGTCTATGTTCCGGTACCTAAGACAGAAGGATAAGGAGGATGTAAGACATGTTAGAAAAAACAATCGCTATCGGTGATAAGCAGGTCAAATTTCGCTCCTCCGCCACTATCCCCAGACTCTATCGTGTGAAATTCAAGCGTGATATCTTCAAAGATCTCTCACGTCTTGAATCTTCCTATAAGGGTAAAACGGAGGATGGTTCTTCCTTTGAGATTGAGGATTTGGAAATTTTCGAGAATGTGGCCTATATCATGGCCTACCATGCAGATCACAGTATTCCTGCAACCATCGAAGAGTGGCTGGATGAATTCGAGATGTTCTCCATCTACGAGGTACTTCCTGAAATTCTCGAACTCTGGGGTATGAATCTTCAGACTGAAATCGAATCTAAAAAAAACTTCATCGCAGTAGCAGGGAAATGACCACACCGTTGTTCCTCCTGCGTTGCATAGAAATCGGTATCTCTATCCGAGACCTTGACCTTTTGACCATCGGAATGATGATGGACATCTGGACGGAAAAGGCCAATGACGATGTGAAATACGAGCAAATCGCAACACAGGAGGACTTCGACAAATTTTAAGGAGGTGACGTACACGTGGCAAACCGAATCAAAGGTATCACTGTTGAAATCGGCGGTGATACGACTGGACTAGATAAAGCCTTAAAGTCGGTCAATACTTCTATCAAATCCACGCAGTCTGCCTTAAAGGACGTCAACCGCCTCTTGAAGCTGGATCCTTCCAACACGGAACTACTCTCTCAAAAGCAACGCCTCTTAAAAGATGCCATCGCAGCCACAAAAGAAAAGCTGGATTCTCTTAAGGTAGCACAGGAGCAGGCTAAACAACAGCTGGAAAATGGCGAACTCGGTCAGGACAAATATGACGCTCTTCAGCGTGAGATCGTAGAGACCGAGGAAGAATTACGACGCCTGCAGCAAGAAGCTGCCACTACAAACACTGCGCTTTCTAAAATAGATGTGGCTGGTCAAAAAATGGAGACCGTCGGTAATTCCATCGCTGGTGCCGGTAAAAAGATGATGGGCGTGACCACCGTAATTGGTGGTGTCGGTGTCGCCGCAGTAAAAACAGCAGCTGACTTTGACTCTGCAATGAGTCAGGTAGCTGCTGTTTCTGGTGCTACAGGTAAGGACTTTGATGCTCTCAGAAATAAAGCCCGTGAAATGGGTGCTAAAACTAAGTTCTCCGCAACAGAAGCCGCAGAAGCTATGAACTACATGGCGATGGCCGGTTGGAAAACTGAAGATATGCTGGATGGTATTGAGGGTGTCATGAACCTTGCTGCTGCCTCTGGTGAGGACTTAGCAGCAACTTCTGACATCGTAACCGATGCCTTGACTGCCTTTGGACTCTCTGCAAAGGACTCCGGTCATTTTGCAGACATCCTTGCTGCAGCATCCTCCAATGCAAATACGAATGTATCCATGATGGGTGAAACCTTCAAGTACTGTGCTCCTATCGCTGGTGCACTTGGTTTCTCCGCTGAGGATACTGCGGAAGCAATCGGCCTCATGGCCAATGCCGGTATCAAGTCTTCTCAGGCTGGTACCGCCCTTCGTACTATTATGAACAACCTTGCTGGTGATGTAAAAATCAGTGGTAAGGCCATTGGAGATGTCACTATCGCCACTACCAACGCAGATAGTTCCATGCGTGATCTTTCTGATATTTTGGCGGACTGTCGTTCTGCTTTTGGAAACTTGACAGAATCCGAAAAAGCGCAAGCCGCTGAATCACTTGTCGGTAAGAATGCCATGTCCGGCTTCCTGGCTTTGATGAATGCTGGTGAAGACGATATCGCAAAGCTCTCTTCTGCCATTGATAACTGTGACGGATCTGCAGAAAAGATGGCTATGACTATGCAGGATAACCTTGCTGGTCAACTCACCATCTTAAAATCACAGCTTCAGGAGCTTGCCATCTCTTTTGGCGATATCTTAATGCCTGCCATCCGCTCTATTGTTTCAAAACTCCAAGGCTTCGTGGATAAACTAAATGGTATGGACGAAGGTACAAAGCGAACCATTGTTACCATTGCTCTTTTGGTTGCCTCAATCGGTCCGCTGCTTGTCATCATCGGAACGGCCATCTCAAAAATCGGTGTAGCTATGCAGGGGGTTGTAAAATTGGCCAATTGTATCAGCAAACTGAAGGTTTCTGTTCAGGGTGGAACCGGTGTTCTTGGAAAACTTGGTGCTGCACTCGGCGGCATCTCTGCTCCCGTATTGGCTGTTGTTGCAGTTATAGCAGTTTTAGTAGCTGCCTTTGTTCATCTATGGAAAACCAATGAAGGCTTCCGGGATGCGATTATCGGAACTTGGAATCGTATCAAGGACACTATCTCTGGCTTTTGTCAGGGTATTGTTGACAGGCTGAATGCTCTGGGATTTCAGTTCACCGATATCGTGGATGTTCTAAAGACAGTATGGGATGGTTTTTGCCAGGTCCTCGCTCCCATATTCGAGGGAGTGTTTAACAATATTGCAAATATTCTCTCCACAGTAACTGGTGTGATCACCGGAATCCTCGACGTCTTTATTGGTATCTTTACCGGGAATTGGTCGCAAGCGTGGACCGGTGTAAAGGAAATATTTTCTTCTATCTGGAACGGAATCAGTAGCTTTTTTACCAACATTCTCAATGTCATCAAGGGCGTTGCAGATGTCGTCCTTGGCTGGTTTGGTACCAGCTGGAATGAAGTCTGGACAAACATCAAGACTTTCTTTGAAGGCATCTGGAATGGCATTGCTACTTTCTTCACCACCATATGGGAGACGCTGAAAAACATTGTAACTGTCGGAATTATGGCGATAGGTTCCATTTTAAGCGCTGCTTTTGATATTATCACGCTTCCATTTCGTTTTATCTGGGAGAACTGCAAAGAAATCATCATATCAGTCTGGGATGCAATTAAATCCAAGGTATCCACGGTCATTCATGCAGTAGCCTCTGTTATCAGTACTGTGATGAACGCCATCAAGACAGTATTTTCTACTGTATGGAATGCGATAAAAACTGTGGTAACGACCGTCGTTAACGCTATTAAATCTGTAGTAACGACTGTGTTCAATGCCATCAAAAGTACAGCAACCACCGTATGGAATGCAATAAAGGCTGCCGTTACAACTCCAGTCAACGCCATCAAAAGTACCGTTACAACAGTATTTAATTCTGTAAAGAGTACTGTAACCAGTATTTTCAACGGAATCAAATCAACTGCCACATCCGTATGGAACGGAATAAAAACTGCTATTACAACACCTATCGAAGCCGCAAAGAATAAGGTCAAAAGCGTGGTTGATGCCATCAAGGGATTTTTCTCCGGCATGAAGATTTCTCTTCCACACATCAAGCTACCGCATTTCAAAGTAACTGGTAAACTATCTATCTCTCCACCTTCTGTACCACATCTTTCTATTGATTGGTACAAAGAAGGTGGTATCATGACAAGTCCTACCATCTTTGGAATGAATGGATCTTCCTTGATGGCTGGCGGTGAAGCCGGTGCAGAAGCCATTCTTCCTCTTGCCGGTTTCTACAAACAACTGGAATCAATGATTTCCAGTCATCTCAATACCAGTGCAATGGAAAAATATCTGGCGGTTATTGCGGATAATTCCAGCAAGGGTATCTATCTTGAAGACGGTACACTTGTCGGACACCTTCTCCCGGCAATCGACGGTGAACTCGGTAAAACACAAAAATTACAAAGGAGGCTCAGTCTATGACACCTGATATCAAATTAAATGGAACATCAGTCGCATCTATGGGTTGGCTCCGAGAAACCATCTCCTTCCCGCTACCACAATCTCAGACCAATACGATTATAGTTCCGGGAAGAAATTCTCCCATTCGTTACACAGAAGCTCTGGGGCGTATATCCTATCAGCCTCGGAGCTTCTCTTTGACGTTTTCCATGCTGGGAACAAGAAAAATCTATGACCAGATGGTCGCTGAAATAGCAAACCGTTATGCAGGTCAGCTCATAAAAGTATCGACCAGCGAGGAACCAGAACTATATGCTATTGGTACTTTAGAGATTTCCTCTGAGTATGATCCACTCTCAGGTAAAGGCCAGCTCGTGATTTCCTGTGAAGATGCAGATTCCTATCGTTATCACAATGAAGAGACCGTCGTTAATCTGACTGGCTCCGGCACGCTCATTATTGAAAATGATTTTATGCCTGTGGTTCCTGTTATCACGGCCACTTCCGAAACAGCTCTCAGTTGGACACTCGGCAGTGATTCTTTCAGAAAATCACTTAGCGCAGGTACTTGGACACTTCCGGAATTTGAATTGCAAGCTGGCAGAAATACAGTCACAATCCAAGGAGCAGGCACTACTACCTTTCGATTTAGGGAGGGCCGCCTATGAGTGTATTTCGTATTTTCGTAGACGGTCAGCTTTTCTTTCATCCACAGTTATCGCAGCTTGCTATCACAGAAGCAAAGCTGACTGAAGATGCCGAAAACATCGATAGTCTGACTTTATCTGCGCCCTTTAATCATCCGTATCTGACTTACATACGCCCGATGGCTTCTACCATCGTTTGTAAAAAAGGCGATACGACAGTCTTTGAAGGTCGTGCCTTAAACGACGGCAGTGATTTTTATAATACGCACACTTGGACCTGTGAATCCGCTCTGGCATATCTCAAGGATAGCCAGCAACCGCCCTTCTCCTATAAGGGAACACTCAAAGGTCTGTTGGAATATTTTCTCTCCGTTCACAATGAGTCAGTGGAAGAAAAGAAACGTTTCAAACTAGGAAATATCACAGTCACGGATAACAATGACTATATCAGTTATAGCAATTCCGAGTATTCCTGCACGCTGGATGCCATCAAAAGCAAGCTCATCAATACACATGGTGGTTATTTGATGGTTCGCTATACGGAATCTGAAAAATTTCTGGACTACCTCGCAGAGTTCAACACACGTTCTGTGCAGTCTGTGGAATATGGAAAGAATCTCACAGATGTAAAGATCACCCGTGATCATACCGAACGTATCACTGCGCTCATCCCACTTGGAGCAAAGAAAAAGACAACCGACGAAGAAGGAAATGAAATCGAATCCAATGAACGTGTTGATATCACTTCTGTAAATGACGGGCTAAATTACATCTATGACGATGCTGCTACAAAAGAAATCGGCTGGATATGGACCACTGAAATCTGGGACGATGTAACTTTTCCTTCTAATCTGCTCCGGAAAGCAAAAGCTCGTCTTGCAGAGCTTATTGACGGTATCACCAGCATGGAACTGACCATCGTGGATGAATCAGACACCGGTGCCGACATTGGAAGCATTCATGCCAGACAGTTCGTAGATTGTCTGTCTTCGCCTCATGGCATTGATGGGCGCTATGCCTGCATGAGCAAGACTGTAGATTACTTAAATCCATCCGGGAACACCATAACCATCGGAGCCAGCGGCATCAAGCTAACTTCCATATCGGCCAAACAGAATAAAAATCTTACTGCTATCGAAGATGAATTGCTCGGACAAACTGCCACCATTGAAGGAATCTCCGGCAAAGTAGATAGCATCGCAGCCTCCAAGATGTATCGCACAGAGCTCATTGTTGACGGCGTCAGCATCTTTAAAGATAAGGGCCAGAACAGTCGGCTTTTCTGTAAGGTCTTCTCATGGGATAAAGACATTACGGAATCACTTCCGGAGACTGCCTTCGTTTGGCATAGAAAATCCGGCAATGAAGAAGCGGATACGCAATGGGACTCCACTCACGCCGGAATAAAATCAATCATCGTAACCACAGAGGATGTACAGGATAATGCATCCTTTTACTGTGAAGTATCTATATAAAGGAGGGCCAGTAAATGCCTACAATCTTAACTTCCAGCCAGCAGACATTCGTGGACATCACAGACCAACGAAAGCTGTCGGCTTATATTACCTCCAACCTGCCTAAAACACAGAGTGAGGACCCAAATGTGCTGCCTCACACCTATGCGCCAAACTGGGCCAGCACCAATCTTACACTGACACCCGTTGTATTCCTTGATCAGACGAACGTAGCTCTAAATGCCTCCGGTCTGACTATCACATGGAAACGTAAAGACGGCAGCGGTGCTGATACCGCACTAAACTCCAATGAGAAGGTTACCGGAGGAATTCTGAAGGTCAACAGCAATGTGCTGGCGTCCTCTTCCACCGGTATGATTACCTACATTTGCTATATCAGCTACTACGATTCCGAGACCAAGAACACTGTCAATATCACTTCGGATATCACTTATACCTTGGTGCGAAATGCTGAGAATGCAAAGCTCGCATATGTAACTTCCGACACCTATGTGTTCAAGTACAACACTTCCTCTGCATTGGTCGGAGCATCACAGGCTACGTTAAGCGCTCAGGTACAGGGCATTTCCATTTCCAAATGGCAGTACAAAAACAGCTCTGGTGCGTGGGCAGATTATCCAACCACATCTGACAATACCAGCATCACTGGTGGAACTCTCGTAGTAAAACCTGCACATGCTGTATTCATCGATAATGTTGCTCAAATCAAGTTGCTTACAGATGATGCTGATGTCTATGACACCATTTCAATCACAAAGATGTATGACGGTAGCAAAGGCTCTCCTGGTTCTCCGGGTGCAGCCGGAACAGGCGGTCTTTCGATTATTCTAGGAAATGAAGCACAAACAATTGCTTGCTCTGCTACCGGTGCAGCAACTGCCGCACTAGATATCACGATTCCTTTCACCGGCTATGTTGGCATCACCCAGACTGCCTGCACCTGCGCTGTCGGAACTTTGCCTTCTGGTATGACACTAAAAACCAATACGGTAGCTACTGCATCTGCTGCTGGCTCTGTCGTTCTTACGGTTGCTGCATCTGCTACCCTTGGCGGAGAAAGCGTGGTTAATGGAACGGTTGATTTGACCTTTACTATTTCCGGTAAAACTGTTGTGAAGAAATTTACATGGGCTAAGTCCACCAGAGGAAGTAATGGCACCAGCGCTGTTGTATTCTCTGTTTATGCACCAAACGGCACCATCGTCATGAATCAGTCCGGCAGCTTATCCCTTGCCACCTCTGCTTATTCTGGTACGACTGCCATCACGAGTGCCACCTATCAGTGGGCAAAATACACTGGTGGAAAATGGGCGAATATTTCCGGTGCAACTTCTTCTACTTTGACGGTATCCGGAAGTGATATTGTGAATATCCAGTCTTATCGATGCACGATGACCTATGGTGGCAAATCCTATGTAGACGTTATCACTGTCGAAGATAAATCCGATCCGTATGTATCGGAGCTTCTTTCTATTGGAGGTTTCACAGTAAAGAATAATCAGGGAGGTGTCTGCCCATATGTTATCGTCCGTACCAATCAGCAAGAAGTAGATGGGCTTCTCGGTCCAATCAGCGAGACGGCTCCTTCTAATCCTGCGACCAGCGCATTCTGGTATAAAATCAGTCACTCAGCCAAAACAGTTACTCTTCAGAAATATTCCGGTAGCGCATGGGTAGATGCCACAGAAAAACAGTCTCTGACTTATAACTGGTATGCTCAGGACAAAGATGGCAATGCAGTCACCTTTAACAAAACCGGGAAGGTCATTTATCTGTCCGCTGCCGATATCGATAGCTTGCTTACACTGCAGTGTGATGTTTCCAACTAGGAGGTGATCCTATGGCACTTATCACTTCCTGTCAGGCCTCATTTCAGAATGTTGCCGAATATGAGGAAGACATCGCTTCCCTTCAGGAAAATGTGCGTGAGTGCTATTCGGAGATTTCAAAATCCTCGGAACAGATCCGGCTCTCTGTTCGTGAAGAATATATCTCACGCTCAGAAATGGCAACGATCCAGCAGGATTTTCAATCCACCATCACTCAAAATAGTAGTGAAATCCGCATGGATTTTTCTGCTGTCACAGATGAGCTGAAGGACAATATCGCAACAAATCAGGAGCTCCTTGAAGAATATATCCGCTTCAAAGGAGCTCTTATTGAGCTAGGCAAGGTCGGAAATGCCTTTACTGCCGAGCTCTCCAACAATGAACTGGCCTTCAAAGAAAACGGACAGAAAATTGCCTATATCTCCAACAACAGCTTAGTTATCACCAATGCAGAGATTCGTAACAAGCTGTCCCTTGGTAATGAGACTAGAGGATGGTTTGACTTTATTCCAAGAAATAACGGTAACCTCTCTATCAAGTGGAGAGGTCCAGCATCGTAAAGGAGTGATTTATTATGGCTTCCAGCGGAAGTATTACAACCGGCACGAAAGAAGGCCGTTCTGTCACCTTATCATGGACATTATCCAGTCAGGATATATCAAACAATACATCTACCATTGCATGGACACTGAAAGGCTCCGGCTCAGGAAGTGGCTGGGTCATGTCTGGTGGTTTTAAGGCTGTTATCAATGGCACGACTGTTTACTCCACCTCAACCGATAATCGTATTCAGCTCTATAACGGAACTGTTGTAGCATCCGGATCCTTAAAGATCAGTCATAATGCAGATGGTACAAAATCTTTCAAATTAAGCTGTGAAGCTGGTGTTTATAGCTATGCAGTCAATGTATCCGCAAGCGGAACGCATACACTAAATACGATTCCAAGAGCGTCTTCGGTATCGGCAACATCAGTGAATATGGGCAGTGCCACAACAATTTCTATTTCAAGAGCATCTTCCTCCTTCACCCATACACTGACCTATTCCTTCGGTAGTGCTACCGGAACCATCACAACAAAGACCACTTCCACCTCTGTATCGTGGACACCTGCTCTCGCATTGGCAAGCCAGATACCGAGTACCACAAGCGGAACCTGCACAATTACCTGTGATACCTATAATGGCTCCACCAAGATTGGTACAAAAACCTGCACACTGACGCTAACAGTGCCTTCTTCCGTCAAACCCACTATCTCCGGTTTGACAGCAAATCGTATTGACGTCGATGTGCCAAGCACATGGGGCATCTATGTGCAATCGAAGTCGAAGGCTACTCTCACAATCAATGGTGCCGCCGGAAGCTATGGTTCAACCATAAAATCCTACAGCATCAGTGGCGGTGGATACTCTGGTACCTCTTCTACTCTCACTACTGGATTCTTGAACAGCTCTGGCACGATTACTTTTACTGCCACAGTGACAGATTCCAGAGGAAGAACTTCTGCTGCAGCTACCGTATCAATTACTGTCGTCGCCTACAGTGTCCCTTCCTTTAGCTCTTACAGCTCGCAACGATGCAACAGCAGTGGGGCAATATCGGATGATGGCACCTATATCAAGGCAACGGTGTCATATAACTTTGCATCCTGCAGCTCCAAAAACGCTGTTACTCGTTCTACCTACTACCGAGTAGCCGGGACAAGTACATGGACCAATGCTTCTGCCAGTTTCAATTCCGGTACGGCATTTACCTTCGGTGGCGGTAAGATTTCCACCGAAACATCCTATGAAGTTCGATACGAATTGACAGATGCTTTCACAACTATCAGCATCACCGATATCGTATCTACCGCATCAGTTGTTATGGACTTTAAGAGCGGTGGCAAAGGTGTAGCGATTGGCAAGGTATCAGAAACGGATAACTGCTTTGAAGTATCTGAGAAATGGGACGTAAAGGTCTACGGCAAGCTATTGAGTGAATATATCAAACAGGCTATCGGTGCTATCTATCCTGTCGGCAGCATCTATATGAGCGTCAAGAACACGAATCCATCCACCTATTTTGGAGGCACTTGGGTTGCTTGGGGAACAGGTCGAGTTCCAGTTGGTGTCAATGCCAACGATACCAACTTTGCTACCGTCGAAAAGACCGGTGGTGCTTCTACCGTCACATTAACTACGGCACAAATGCCTTCTCATACTCATGCAAAAGGTACATTGGCAACAGCCAGTGCCGGTGGGCATACTCATGACCTGAAGAACCAGAAAACCTCATGGGGTACCAGTGGTGGCAATCGAGTTCTGGTTGATGCGACTTCTGGATATACTGCTGTCACAAATAAAACCACCACTAGCGCTGGCGCACATACTCATACAATTTCCGGCTCCACTGCTTCTGCTGGTTCTGGCAGTGCTCACAACAACCTGCAGCCCTATATCACATGTTACATGTGGAAAAGGACTGCTTAATTTTTATTCGCAGCTATCAGATGGTAGCTGCTTTTCTTATATCTAATTTCAGAAATGGAGGTATTTATCAATGAAAGAATTCTGGAACACAATTCAACTTATCTTTGCTGGCATTGGTGGCTGGCTTGGCTACTTCCTTGGTGGCTGTGATGGCTTGCTCTACGCTCTTATCGCCTTTGTTGTCATCGACTACATCACCGGTGTCATGTGTGCAATTGCCAATCACACGCTTTCCAGTGAAGTTGGCTTTAAAGGTATCTGTAGAAAGGTATTGATTTTCTTGCTTGTAGGCATCGCCAATATCCTCGACATTCATGTCATCGGATCTGGTAGCGTGCTTCGTACTGCAGTTATCTTCTTCTACATTTCCAACGAAGGCGTCAGCTTACTTGAAAATGCAGCTCACCTCGGACTTCCGGTCCCAGAAAAAATCAAAACCGTATTAGAACAGCTTCACGATCGAAGCACAAAGGAGGAAAACTAACATGACCTACACAAACAGTAAATTGGTAGCATACACCAAACTCAGTCCGAATCACTCCGGGCAGCGTACCCACAGTATCGACCGCATCACGCCCCACTGCGTGGTGGGTCAGCTGTCCTGTGAGAGCATCTGCAGCTGCTTTACCAGTCCGTCCAGACAGGCAAGCTGCAATTACGGCATCGGCAAAGATGGTCGCATTTCTCTCTGCGTGGAGGAGAAGAACCGCAGCTGGTGTTCTTCGTCCAACGCCAATGACCAGCGTGCAGTCACTATCGAGTGCGCCAGTGATATGTCCGAGCCGTATGCAATGAACAGTGCGGTCTATGATTCCCTCGTCAAGCTCTGCACCGATATCTGCAAGCGAAACGGTAAGAAGAAGCTCCTGTGGCTTGGGGACAAGACAAAAACGCTGAACTATGCTCCGAAGTCTGATGAAATGGTGCTGACGGTCCACAGATGGTTTGCGAACAAGTCCTGTCCCGGTAACTGGCTATATTCCAGACTCGGTGATCTGGCCGCTAAGGTTACTTCTGAGATTTCCAAAACCTCTTCCGGTGGCGTCACTGCTTCTACTTCACAAATATATCGTGTCCGCAAAACTTGGTCTGATTCTAAGAGTCAGCTTGGTGCCTACAAGTTGCTGGCTAATGCTAAGAAAAAGGCAGATGAGAATGCTGGATACAAGGTATTCGATGCCTCTGGCAATATCGTTTATCCGAATGCTGCAAAGCCTGTCCAAACACCTGCTGCAGATACTTCCTATAAGGTTCAGATAGACATTACCAACCTGAATATCCGCAAAGGACCAGGTACCAACTATGGCAAGACCGGTCAGTTCACCGGCAAAGGCATCTTTACAATCGTCCAGGAGTCCAAAGGCGAAGGCGCTACCCTCTGGGGCAAACTGAAATCCGGAGCCGGATGGATTTCTCTGGATTTTGCAAAGAAAGTATAAGGCATATCAAGCACAGGGTCTGTGGGAGTTATCTCCTGCAGGCCCGTTTTTTTATTTATCTTTTTTCGGCCAAACTGCCATCTCGCCTCCATTTAGTAGTGAGGAACTTCCTCAGATCGGAGGCAAATTATGCAAGATAACATTACAGCTTCAATGCCGGGTTCTACTTCTCCGAAGCCAATACAGCAGTCTGATATTGAGCAGGATTATGACTTTTTACTAGCACAGAAGGTCTCAGAACAGATGATGAAGCTTGGACTTATTTCCTTGTCGGAATTCAACAAATTAACTGAAATAAATCGTAAAACATTCTCCCCGTTCTGGGTTGAGATTATGCCCAAAATTCCTTGATATATAAGGGATTCAGAGCTAATATGTGACACTAACGAAGGGAGGTGAACTACCGTGAAGAAGGTAACCAAAATTGACGGTGTACAAAAGAATACCGCCATAAATAGCAAGCTTCGAGTTGCCGCCTACTGTCGTGTTTCGACAGGAAGTGACGCTCAATTGGAAAGTCTTGAGGCTCAGAAAAGCCATTATGAACAATACATCAATTCTCGTGAGGATTGGCAGTTCGCCGGTCTCTACTTCGATGAAGGTATCACAGGTACCAAAGCCGAGAAACGACCGGAGTTGCTCCGCCTGATTACAGATTGTGAAGCAAAAAAAATCGACTTTGTTATTACGAAGTCCATCAGCCGTTTTTCTCGAAACACGACTGACTGCTTGGCTTTAGTTCGAAAGCTCCAGAATTTGGACATTCCGCTTTATTTTGAGAAGGAAAACATCAATACAGGCTCAATGGAAAGTGAGCTTTTCCTTGCCATTCTCAGTAGCATGGCTGAGGGTGAATCGGCATCTATTTCCGAAAATGCAAAATGGTCCGTGAAACGTCGCTTTCAGAATGGCACCTATAAGCTCGGCTACACTCCTTACGGCTACGATTGGGATGGTAAAAACATGATCATTAATCCAGAACAGGCGGCTGTCGTAAAAAGAATATTTGCAGATATTCTTTCAGGGAAAAGTACAAATGCTATTGCAGATGAGCTAAATGCAGAAAAGGTTCCATCTAAGAAAAATAATCACTGGACTGCCAGCACCATTCGAGGCATTCTTGCCAATGAAAAATATACCGGAGATGTTATTTTTCAAAAGACCTATACAGACGAAAACTTTAACCGTCACACGAATTATGGTGAGGTTGATCAGTACATGGCCCCGGATCATCATGAAGCCATTATCAGTCATTCGGACTTCGATGTAGCAAATGCGCTGGTTAATCAACGAGCTGCTGAAAAAGGTATAGAAAAAGGCAGTGATAAATATCAGCAACGCTATGCTTTCTCCGGAAAAATAATCTGCGGAGAATGTGGCGACACCTTCAAACGCAGGATACACACTTGCAACACATACAAATATGTTGCTTGGGCCTGCAACACACACCTAAAAGATAAGAAATCCTGCCATATGAAATATGTAAGAGATGATGAGATAAAGGTTGCATTTATGACGATGCTCAACAAGCTCATTTACGGCTATCGCTTGGTACTCATTCCTTATCTCAAAGTACTTGAAAACTCATCTGGTGACGAAGCCATCCAGCGCATTCAGCATTTGGAACTGCTTATCTCTCAAAACAGCGAGCAGCGTGAAGCACTAACAAAGCTGATGGCTCAAGGCTACATCGACCAGATCCTATACAATCAAGAAACAAATGCACTCCTCCTGCAGGCAGAGACCTACCGCTCTGACATTGAAGCAATCACCATCGGGATGACCGGCGACGCAGCCAAGGTCACGGAGACAAATCTTCTGCTACACTTTGTGTCCCATACCGATATGCTTACAGCCTACAGCGAGGAGCTTTTTGAAAACTACGCAGACCACATTGAAGTAATAAGCAGAAATGAAATCAAGTTTGCGATGAAATGCGGTCTGACATTCACAGAAAGGATTGGTGATTAAATGGGCCACACACCCTTTGGTTACAAAATAGATAATGGTATTGCCGTTATCGATCAACCGGCTGCTGACAAGCTCAGACAGCTTTACAAAAATTATCTGAGTGGTATGTCCTTATCGAAGGCTGCATCTGCTGCCGGAATTAAAACTTATCACGGCACTGCTAAACGATTGATGGAAACAGCCCATTATCTTGGCGACAGTTTCTATCCTGCTATTATCGATAAGGATACCTACCAGAAAGCACAAGAGGAACGCAAACGTCGAGCCACAGCCCTCGGACGAAATAATAAGCAAACACAAATGAGAAAGCTACAGATACCTACCCATTTCCATATGGGTGAGGTCACTGTCCTTTATGACAATCCCGTCAAACAGGCAGAATACCTGTACAATCTCATAGAAAGCGAGAGTAAATAATGGGAAATGTAATGTTAATTCCTGCAAGGCGACAAGTCGGAAGCAACGCCAGAAAGCAGGAAGAAGAAAAGCCAAAGCTCCGAGTCGCAGCGTACTGCCGTGTCAGTACAGACAGCGATGAGCAGGCTACAAGCTATGAAGCTCAGGTCGAGCACTACACAGAATATATTCAAAAGAATCCTGATTGGGAATTTGCCGGAATCTATGCCGATGATGGTATCTCCGGCACCAACACCAAGAAACGAGAAGAATTCAATCGTATGATTGATGACTGCAAAGCCGGTAACATCGATATGATTATCACCAAATCCATCAGCCGATTTGCCAGAAACACATTGGACTGCTTAAAATACATAAGACAACTCAAGGATATGAACATACCGGTTCTGTTTGAAAAAGAGTCAATTAACACAATGGACGCCAAAGGTGAAGTTCTTATCACCATCATGGCATCTCTGGCCCAGCAGGAATCTCAATCCTTAAGTCAGAACGTCAAGATGGGCTTACAATACCGCTACCAGCAAGGCAAAGTGCAAATCAACCACAATCGTTTTCTTGGTTACACGAAAGACGCTGATGGAAATTTAGTCATTGATCCAGAACAGGCTGAAACTGTAAAGCGTATTTATCGAGAATACTTAGAAGGCCTCAGTATGGACAAGATTGCCGCTGGTCTGGAGCGTGACGGTATTCTCACCGGTGCCGGAGGAAAAAAGTGGCACACAAGTACCATCAACAAGATTCTCCGAAACGAGAAATACATCGGTGATGCCCTGCTTCAAAAGACCTACACTACCGACTTTCTTAACAAAACTAGAGTTAAAAATAACGGTCTTGTTCCACAATACTATGTAGAAGGCGACCACGAAGCCATTATTCCTAAAGATATTTACCTGCAGGTGCAGGAAGAACTTGTCCGCAGGCGAGTAGGTAAAACCAGCGCCAACGGTAAGAAACGAAACTACAGCTGCAACCACTGCTTCTCCCAAATCGTCATCTGCGGTGAATGCGGTGAAATGTTCCGAAGGCTCCACTGGAACAACCGAGGTGTAAAGTCCATCGTTTGGCGCTGCATCAGTAGGCTGGAGTCCACCGGTTTAGAATGTCACGCTCGCACCATTAACGAACTGGTCCTTCAAGACGCCGTTGTCAAAGCTATCAATCAAATGCTCGGCGACAAAAGCAACTATCAAGCACAGCTCCAGCTAAACATTGCCGCAGTCATCCGAGCTTCGCAGGCAACAGCTATTGACAGCATTGACGAAAAGCTAATGGCTCTACAACAGGAGCTCATTCAGAAAGCCAATAGCAAAGAGGACTACGACGAAATAGCTGATGAGATTTTCAGGCTTCGAGAACTTCGACAAAAGACCACTGTCGATACTGCTGCAAGAGATGAACAGATAAAGCGAATCAATGATCTTCAGGATTACATCTCGCAGCAGACCTCTTACCTTACAGAATTCGACGAAGCATTGGTGCGACGCTGGATTAAGCAGATCACCATCTGGGATGACCGCATCACCGTCGAACTGAAATCCGGCGTCAGCATTGATGTGGATGCATAAGTCTATAGATGTACGAAACCCTCCTGACCGTGATGGCCGGGAGGGTTCTTTTGCTTCATTCCGTTTTCGTTTCAGGCAGATAATAAATTTTTCCATCCTTAGCAATAAGCTGCACATTCTCTGAATACAGCTCCGATTTGTCAATTGATAGTGTGCTCTCTCCAGAAGCCTGTGTACGAATCATGTTTGCCGTACTCTTTTCAATAGAACGATAATTTAAATCTTCATCAAATAACCCCGGAAGAAAATGAATCACGCCATCAAATCCTGCTCGTTTTCTTCTAACTTCATCAGTATCTATTTTCAGTCTCTCAGTCGTTCCTTCATGCCATGCAGCCAGCCTGCTTTGTGTGTCTTGAACCTGCTTTGTATATGTCGGAAGAATAGCAATGCATTGTTCTCTCGATACAGCACCAAGGTGTAGTGTATACCTCAAGTCCGATATCTTATACAAAACATCCAGCAATGATTTTTGATACATAAACCAATTCTGAGCATTACCTACAACTTTTTCATACGCTTCATAGTCAAGGTCTGTCTTCTTTGCAAATCCAGCTAAAGTTAAATTCGCTTGTCCCAGCAACTGAGTGCATTCCTCTTCAAGGCTGTCTAACTGATTTATCTTAGAGATTCTAAGTTCATTATTTTCTAGAATTTCTGTCTGGAAATCTGCAATCTTTTTTACATGAGCTACGAGCGAGAACACACGACTTCTATATTCATTATCTTGGAAATTCTGTATCTCTGAAATTCCATCACTAATGGCACCGAGCTCAGCATTTATTTGAGTCATATAATACTGGCCGACAACCATTGATGCCACTCCCATAGCAGCTGCGGCGGTGTTGGCTACCAATGCCGTTCCTTTTTGTGCCTCTACTGCCACTAAATTGGCATGTCCCTGAATGCCATCTGCTCCACGATAAAACCCTCGAACTGCACCTTCCATAGCCTTTGAATCTGTTAATTTTGCACCTGCAGGAATAATAGCTCTATATAGAACACCTCCATTTGCAGCTTGCACAGCCTGCGCTGCATTATTGGCCGCATTTCCTGCCTGCACTAACCCCGGAACAAGATTGTTGACATGAGCAAGCACCTTGCTGTCTGTAATTTCAACAAGTGCATTCTCATCCTTGATGGCTTCTGCTGGAAGCATTTCCATCTCAATGACTAATTCTGTTGGGGTATCATTAGAAACAGCTATTGCACATTCCTCTGCATTAGTTTTTACATTCTCGTTTGAATTTGCTTCTTGAGCATGCTTTTTTCGTTGAACTATGAATATGCAGATTGCTACCACTGCTATCACGCATATTCCAATACCTATGTACTCCAT